GCAAGGTGCGGTCTACTACGGTTCCAACTGTGGACATGCAAACTCCTTGTGTTCAGCCAAGGCAATCATAGCCGATAATGAGACAGGTTTGTCTTAAGTCTTTCATCTGTTGGGTTTAACGCCACAGCATTAGCCCCGTGATAGAACGCTTCGTCGCTGTCTCCGAGGTGGTGGCAGGCGATTGCCATTAGGTCGTGTGGTAGCCAGCCCCAAGCGTCGGCTTCACAAAGATAGTCAAGTGGTTTCTCGGTGATTTCTAAAGCCGAGGATGCTGCGTTTCTACATCCGAGCCAGTCGTGTTTGTTGTGGTAGTAGAGGGCTAGGTCTACCCATGATTCACGACGGGTTGGGTCTTCAGCGATGGCACGGTACAGGTGGTAGTCGGCTGCGTGGGGAACCATCTTTGCTAGGTACCTGTGGGATGCTGCTCGTTCTGGGTTCCACACGGACAGGTCTAGGTGCCGTGCAAAATGGTACTGACTTAAGCCATAGTCGCCGTGGAAGTACAGTTCACGGGCTAGGTAGAACTGGTTACGGTCATCTCGTGGGTCTTCTTCTACTGCGAGTTTCAGTAGGGGCAGGTATTGGCTGCGGGACTTGGTGTTGTCTGGGTGGTGGTGAATTTCTAGCCCGTTTACCCAATGTTGGATTTCTGTGTCTAGTGGTTTGAGGACTTCGTGGACTGGGTGTTTCCATTTGTAGCCGTGTCTGCTGTGGATTTTGTCGCCACCGTAGGTCAAGCCTTCTGACCCGTCGGGGTTCCATGACCATGTGTATTTGTATCGGGGTCGTGTGGTGCCAGCGGGGATTGCTTCTAGTTTTTCACGCCAGCCTGGTTGGAGAACTTCATCCATGTCTAACGCTATACATAGGTCTATGTCTTGGGGGAGCATGGAGAGTGCGGTGTTGCGGGCTGTATCAAATCGCCACGGGCTGAACTCACGGGTGACGGTGTGAATACCGAGTGAGTGGGCTAGGTGGGTGGTGTTATCTGTGGAGCCTGTGTCAAGGATTAGGAGATGGTCTGCTTCTTTAGCGGATTCAGCCCAGCGTTGAACAAAGGCTTCTTCATTTAATGCGATTGTGTATACCGCTATTTTCATTGGTTAACCAACGCTAAAGCCAAATCCTTTTTGCGTTTCAATAAGCCCCACTTAAATTTGTAAAATTCTTTTTCTTTAGCACGGTTCTCAGGAATTAAATCTAAAGCATCTTCGTAGTTGTCTAAAGAAAAATCTCCTTCAATTTTTGTGATTGTAAACTCGTGGATAAATTCTTGGTCGGCGGAGTCAATATCAAATTGAATTTCAGCGTCACTAATTTCGTACTCTGGGTAGCAAGACAACAAATTAGCAAGCGACATATGAGCCATTTTGCTTTTAACAAATCTAAGCAAACCCTGGTTATTGTCAACAACATCGGCAGGTCGCCTACGGGCATCTGTATTACCCAAGAAATACTGTGCTACTTGCATGTTGGTTTGGTCGGCTACCAGTGAACCATCAAAACTTATTTGGTTAAGGAACTCTCTAGCATCAAGAACAATTGAGTCTGTGCTGTTGAATGGTGCTTCAGCCAATGTAGCCCATTCGGTTAATAGGCGAAACATTTCAGACAAAGTAACTGTAAAGGCAGGGACTTCTTCAGCGTTAACAACACTGTCTCTAATGATTTCATCATCATTGCGATGCAGATAAACAATGTTGCCGACACCACCAATAGAAATAATTGGTTCATAAATTTTTATTTGAGCAAGTTCAGATAACAAAGTTCTTCGTTGTTCATCTTTTCCTAAGTATTTCAATGGTCCGTATGAGGTTGTGTCACAACGCCATTCATCTTTTGGGTCATGTATTGGTTGTGAATCCAAAAAACAAAATACGCCTTTGTCGTCAAAAGAAATTCCAGTATTCCAATATGGAACGATGCGTTCAAACGGCTGCACATTAACAAATTCTTCTTGGCTGCCACATTTAGCAACCAAACTATGTGTTATTCGGTTAGCCCAGTAACTATGAAACGCAATCAGTAACCTGCCATCAGGCATACGGTGAAAATCGTGTGTGTTAATAAATTCTTCATCGCCTGCTGGTGTTCTACGAAACAACTTTACGGAGTCATCTGTAATGCTGTCTAACATATAAAACAATTTGGCATTAGGTAAATTGTTGATATTGTAAAATTGTGTTTCCATAATTTCCCCTTTAAGGTCCGTAATAACTGAACACTACTAAACCAGCAGTTCCAGCAACGGGAGTAGAATGACCGTTTCCGCCAAGTCCGTATCCTGATGTTGGTGAACCATGTGAGCCTTGGCTGCCAGTCCCCTCGGTGCCGCCACCGCCACCTGAACCATGTCCGTATCCATTAGTTGTTGTACCAGCACCACCAGCACCACCAGCCCTTGACGCACCATTGCCACCATTGCCACCAACACCAGCACCACCGCCGCCAGAAGAGTTAGTGTCTTTGAGGTTGAAGTCCTCGTAGTAAGTACCACCTGTGTATGCGGTGTTGTCTCCAGTACCAACATTTCCTCCAGGGTTACCGCTGGAACCGCCGCCGCCTCCACCACCAGCAGTAAGAGTGGTCAAGTTGGTTCCAGCAAGAGATGAACTTGCACCAGCACCAGCAACGCCACTGGTAATGGTGGTTGAGCCACCACCACCAACAGTAATAGTTAAAGCACCGCTAGTGCCATTAAAAGCACGAGAAGTTGTATAGCGATAACCTCCACCTCCTCCGCCGCTTTCGTTCTGCGCACCACCTCCACCTCCTCCAACAACCAAAACATTCACCAATGCAGCAGGGTTTACACCAGAAACAGTAGGAACAGTAAAACTTCCACTAGAGGTATAAACGGCTGTTTTTAGACTCCAAGTAGTAAACGAAACAGAACCACTGGTAACAGCACCAATACTAGAAGTAGCAACAGCACGAACATAAAAAGTAGTGTTAACCGCTAAACCAGTAACAGTTGCGCTAGAAGCAAACGAACCAGTACCAGACCCAGAACCAGCAACCGAAGTAAAAGAACTAAAGTTAGAAGCCGTACTGTAATGAAAAACCACTGTCGTGTTGGCTAGGTTGCCGTTAATAGTGGCGTTAAGAACTCCACGGCTTTCCGTAAAATCAGTTGTCGCACCAATAGTTACTGAAGGTAGAAGATTTATTGCACCACCGAACACTCCACGACGGATGGGCATTATGCGCTCAAATCGCCAATGAGAACAAAACTGTTAGAGCCAATACAAAACAAAGCCGCACTTGAATACTGGGTTCGTAATTTCAACCCTGGCGTACCAACAAGCGTTGCACCACCAGCAGAAACCGTTACTTGACCAGCACCAAGACTTAACAAATCAATGCTTTGTCCAGCAGTGGCTCCAGTAGAAGTACCAACAGTTACGGTCACAGCCGAAGCGTTGCTTAATGTAACCATTTTTCCTAGGTCCGCTGTTAGTAATGTGTATGTCGTTCCTGTTTGTGTATTGACTGTTTGGGCGGTAGAGAAAGTTCCTGTTGTCCCTGTCGGACCTGTTGCTCCTGTCGGACCCGTGGGACCAGTAGGTCCTGTGGCTCCTGCGTTTCCTTGAATACCTTGTGTGCCTTGTGAGCCTGTGGGTCCTTGCGCACCTGTAGGACCAGTAGCCCCATCTGCTCCAGCACCGCCAGCGGCACCTGTAGGTCCAGTTGGTCCAGTGACAGTAGAAGCCGCACCAGTGCCACCAGTTGCCCCTGTAGGACCCGTAGGTCCAGTTGCACCAGTAGGTCCCGTAACAGTAGACGCTGCACCTGTTGCCCCTGTCGGACCCGTAGGTCCGATGTTGGCAATAACTAAAAGAACATTGTGGTTATTAGCAAAGTTTGTTGTGCCTGTACCACCGCTAGAAACATAAGAAACAGGAACATCAAGATAAGAGTTTCCGTAATCCGTAATCGTTGCGCTAACAGTAAACTTTTGGAAGTTAGCAGAGTTATTTGCGTCTTGAATATAAACAGTATCGTTTGGTTTTAATAAACCAAGAAACAAGTCAATGTCGTAACCATCAACATCAATGTGGTTTATCTGTAACCGTGTCGCAGATATTTGAGTTGCGTTGTTATACGCAATCCTGGCAGTACCAGGGTTACCACTTGTTGTGCCTGTGTCAATTCTGTAGTCATAAAAACTTGACGACTGTCCTTGTGGACCTGTCGGTCCAGTAGGTCCTGTAACGGTAGAAGCAGCACCTGTCGGACCAGTGACACCTATTGGTCCAGTCGGACCTGTAGAACCTGTAGGACCCGTGACAGTAGAGTCGGCACCTGTTGGACCTGTAGAACCTGTTGGTCCTGTCGGTCCTTGTGAACCTGTAGGACCCGTGTTACCAATAACCCCTTGTGGTCCTTGTGTACCAATCGGTCCCTGCGCACCCGTAGGACCAGTCACTCCTTGTGGACCTGTAGGTCCCGTCGGTCCTTGCGAGCCTGTAGGACCAGTCACCGTAGATGCAGCACCTGTAGGACCTGTTGGACCCGTAGGACCTGTCACTGTTGAGGCAGCACCAGTCGCTCCAGTTGGTCCAGTTTCTCCAGTGGGACCTGTAACCGTTGAGGCGGCTCCTGTCGGACCCGTAGGACCTGTAACGGTGCTTGCAGCACCAGTCGCTCCAGTTGGTCCTGTTACGGTACTAGCCGCCCCTGTGGGACCAGTAGGTCCAGTTACACCCTGTGCGCCCGTAGGACCCGTAACACCCTGAATACCCTGAGGACCAGTAGGACCAGTCGCCCCCTGAGGACCTGTATTTACAGAAGAAACAACAGTGATAAGAGCATCAACCGTTGTAGCGGTAACAGCAGGAGTAGCAAGCGCACCAACAGTTTCAGTAGTACGAGTAACAGCAATCAAGTAAGTGGCTAAAGATGAACCGCCACGATTAACCGTGATAAGGGTGGTAGCCATTGCTACCTCGTCACATCAGCAAGAACCGTGACATTGCCTGACAAGATAGTAGAGACAACACCTGAAGCGGTTTCCTGCAAATCCCAGAAGTAAAGCCCAGCAGACAAAGTAGCCGAAGATGTCGCACTTAAGACACAAGTGACTTGACCTGTGGCAGCAGAAGTAACCGTGCAAGTAAACGAAGCCTTGATAGTGGTGGAGTCCTGCTGGCTGCGAATCTGAGATGCGTAGGTGCGACCAGTAATGTCAACAGCCGTAGACCCGTCAGTCGTGATAGTCACAACGAGGGTCTCAGTATCACCACGAGTGATGGTTAGGTCTTGGTCAGCGGGTTGAGCCATACAGCCTAGATAATAGCACTAAAGAGGTGCTGGCGTTCCTTCAATTTGATGGCGAGAAGTAGCCAACTGCTCAACAGCATGGCATCCGTCAATCGTTTTAGGTTGCAAACCTTCAGCCCGTAAACGCTTATATGCAGGCATGTCTTTCTGCCAGTTCTTTTCACGCTGGTTAATATGCGCAACCGATTCACCTTTGGTGGTGGTGGAGTTAGACCCCATCTGAACCCCCGCTACTCGGCATCCGAAACAACCCTCAACATCCAAACCTGGATGTGTTTCCCTATGCTTCAATGTAGTCTCCGTATCCCGCAGCCCGCAGGTCTGCTTCTTCTGTGGCATCAATCGTATGGACATGACCACCGTGGTAGGTGATAGCAACATCTTCTTGCTCTGATGGTTGGAACTCAGTGAACGAACCGTCATTCATTTTGAACACATTGCGTCCACGCCTTCCAGGTCTTAAGACAGCAAGGATGCCACGCTCACCAGGTAAAGCCCAGTTCACATAGTTGTCTGTGGGTGGTCTGAAGGTAGTCATGTCTTAAGAATAGCAAAAGCCCCCACCTTTCGGCAGGGGCTTTCGCAATTCCTTGTCGGGAATTAGGCGGCGTTTGAACCGATGCTTGAAGCAGATTCAATACGACGAAGTGCTTCCTGACGGAATACTGCGTAACCAACGAAGTGCTTCCAACCAACTGGACGGAAACGCTGCAAGAGGTCTGTAACTGTTCCGTACACGATTGTTGGCTGTGCGCCATACTCGCCACCCATAGATACAGCCTTGGCAAGAGCCTGCTGTCCCATGATGAGGGTTCCGTATGAGTCACCTGTACCAGCGGAACCTGAACCGTTGTAAGCGTTAGCGAACAGAGGCGCACGAGGCGATTCCATAAAGCGTACGCCTTCAAACATACCGATTTCACCGTTGTAAAGAGGCATTGCGTTGGTGTACTTGTATGAGTCACGCCAACCTGATGCGTCTGTGATGCTACGAAGGTCGTAGGAAACATCTGGGTGGATG